TGATCTACAGGCACTCCGTCAGCAGCTGCTTGTGCAACTCCATTCCAGTTGATCTCTTTTTTAGGATAAATGCCACAAATAATCTCTTTGTCCACTTCTAACATTGCCAAAATGTCGGTAGGGTTAAATTTGATGTCTGCATCAATAAACATCAGGTGCGTACAAGCAGTTTTTAAAAAAGTGTGTGTGAGCGCATTTCTCGCTCTTGTAATCAGGCTTTCGTTAAACATATAACTAAACTGCGTTTCAATGCCTTGTTGCGTAAACACATTTTGCATTTGCTGAACCGATTGAGTGAAGTAACCAGCGCACATACCGCCATACATCGGAGTTGCTACAAACACTTTAATTTGACTGTTATCCATCATTTTTCCTTTAAAAAAGTAATTCTTTTTCCAATTTATCAAGCTGCTTAAACCAATTTTTAGGAATGCAAACACACTCCTCTTTTCGAACTTCGTGATTTCTACGCATAATTTGTGTTTTGGGGTCTCCGTCAATAGTGAAATACAAAAATTGATCGTCAAACTGCACAAACATAAATGCGGGTACTTTTTCTGTTTTAGCCTTTTCTTTTAAAGTGCAAAATTTCTTTTTAGTAAATTGAAAATCGCCATAAGTATCAAAAGCGTTAAACCTTCTGCGGTACTCTCCAAACCCTAATAAATATTTGCCAACCCTAAATTCCCAATCCCAGATGCTCATTTCTTCCTGGGCGGTAACATCAATTTTTAGCCAGTTTTGCAGCATTTGACGAGTGATTTCTTGATTGGCCAAGTCTTCCTTGATCTGCCAATCTTGCTTGCGATTCATGCCTTTTTCGGGTGTCATACGGATTCAACCTTGACAACCACCAAATCCTTTTTGATTTTGACAATCGTAAACATATTTTTTTGGTGTTCTTTGGCCACCCGCTTGCGGTATTCAATTTCTTTTTGAAGAATGTGCCAAAACTGCGATTTAATGATCATGTTATCCCCTAAGTTAAGATGCCAGCTTGCCTAAAAAGGACGGCTGGCGCGCCCTTCCTAACCCCATTTAGGCTTGGGGAGGTACAACATCTTCCATTAACCCCACCATTACGGTACAACCACCGTTTTTGATGGGTAAACCGCGTTTAACAACGATTTGTTGAACGCTAACATCGTCTGTATAGGCGATGCCGATAAGTGAATCCAGTATTGGCTTGACGCAGTTGTCAATATCCATGAGTTTTTTAGACCGTGGTTTAAGAATGATCTCAACCCATACTGGCTGATCGCCATAATTGGGTACGCGCCATTCTGCGCAATAAGCCGTAACATCATTTTTAAAATCTCTTCCCCGTTGACTAATGAACCTACGATGCCCACTCGCAATCCAATAATTGTTGATCGAAGGCGGATAAGGTAGGTTCAAATAAATCATATTAGCGACAAAGGGTTACCCAATGGCATCCACCGCCACCACAAACATATTGTTGCCAGCAATTCGCGTACTGCGCTGATGCCAGTCCAACAACAAAACATAATGCAGCTGCTATTGCATACTTTTTCATAATGAGCTCCTAAAAAGGTACATCGTTGTCATTGACTTCGCGAGGGTAAGTTCCCGCGGCTTGTGTGGGTGGTTTCCAGTTATCTTCCGATAAGCTGATTAACTGCCCTTTAGGGGTGTTTTTAGTCCACCCAGCTAGTTTAACCACCTGACCCGCTTTGTAATCCTCAGAAAGCAAAATCGTGCCTTTCCAATCGGGTGATTTGTCACTAGTTCTTTTCTCGTTCATAAAAAGAACGCCTTTGCCCATCTGGGCGATGTGTCCGTTAGACATTTTTAATTTCCTTTCTGTGGATTGCAAGCTTGGATAAGAACTTTGCGGTTGTATTGCCGTCAAAAGACTTTGTATATTCTTCATTTACCGCCCTAAATTGTTTGATCTTCTCGTACTTTTCCTCTGCGGTAAATTTGGGTGATTCATGAATCTTGGCGTGCATTTCGGCAAAACCATCAATCCAATCATCCTGACAAACATAGCGCGCGTAAGGTTCGTCCATGCCTGGCACATACAACGGCAAGGCAGCATCCACCAAATCTTCTGGTATTGCAGACAAATCCATCACGCTCGGTATTACAGACCCCATAACCTTCTCTTTTAATGGAGCTGCTGGCTTATCTTCAAAGCTTTCTACTTCTTCGGGTGAGTAAAATCCTGTGACGCTTCCTGGAAAGACGCTACGGATTCCTTCGCTGATGCAACGACTTCTGAGCATTGCGCGAGGAAATTTTTGCCATCCACTTCCAGGTTTGACCAATCCGATGCGTCCAGCTTGTTCAAGAGTCCATGTAACCGCAAGAGAACCGCCATTAGGGTGTTCAAATACTCCTGTAACTCGTTCATCTGTGTACTCCTTCCAATCAACCTTACCGCCAGCATTTTGAAATCTAGCCAGCATGGCATCGGCTTTCAAAGCGGGACGACCTTGAATAATGTGAAAATCCCGAGCAGCAGTCGCGGGGTGCAAACCTTCCGCTTGTGCTACCGCCATAAGAGCAAGAACCGAGTTCTTGTCTTTCATACCAAATAAACCAGATTGGGCGATTGCTCCCGCCATCTGATCCATTTCGCTAAAACTGACAATGTTAGACATGAATCATCTCCGATAGTGTGTAAATAGTGTCAATGACTGAACTTACAGCCATAATCCAAACTGCAATATCAATGTTGTTCATGCAATCCTCCCTTGTTCACGCTGAATGGCTTTAATAACATCAAGCAAATCCTTTTTAACTTCCTTGGCAAGCCAAACCAGACCATCATTTTTTTCGGTATCTGTAATAACATTGTCAAGACCGTTAATTACTTCTTTTAACATTTCAATCGAGTTCATTTGATAGGCACTCCTATAATAAGTTTGATTAAAACAACACTTAATACAAAAATAGCCAACCAAACTGAAATAAATATTCCTAGTAAAGAACCAGCTTCAATAAATTTATCTAAATTATTCATTTGACTAAGAACCTCCGTGCGCCTGGTTGCTCGATCACAAACTGTTCATAGATGTCAGGCATCGCCGTCTTGAACAGATCAGCACTAAAACGCTTGCTGGATTTAGAGGACTTCCAAGTGACCAAAGAAGTGCCATCAACTGCGCGTATTTCTTGGTTATCAGCCATCAAATTACGCACTTGCACCTCTAAATTTTCCTCAGCAGCCTCAAGATGCTTAATCTGACCCTTAATATCCCTAAGCTGATTGATAGCCATTTCAACCTGACGCGTAGCCGTAATGACTCGATCGGTGCTTGCGGGATACATAATCTTAGTTTGATCAACAGTCTGTGCTGGCGGTAAATTGCCTGACTGACAGTAGCCCCAGATTTCAGCCATTTTTTGGATAAGGTCATCTTTTTCCTGATTAGAAATATCAAATTGAAAAGTACAAAACTCTTGACCACCAAATAAAACGGCAAGATAAATCTTTTGTACGCCATGGCAAGCAGCTTCATGCACGAGTTGAGCGTAATCCGCATCAGGAATACGATTACTATCGACATCAAACTTGTTTCTAACGGCTGCATTGTAGTTTTTCGCCTCTACAAGTACAGAGCCATCAGCACTAATAAAATCAAAATGGCTACGAAACCAATCGTGCTTGGGGTGGGTGATCGCATAATCAGCGTCCTTTAACTCAATGCCCAAACGCTCTTGTGCCAAGCGGCCAATAGTAGGCTGCATGACATGACCCATTTGGACGGCCTCAACACCAGACAAGTCTGGCAACTCTTTTTTACCTTGCTTTTCCAAAATAACATCAACGCCTTTGCCATTAGCAACCTTACGACTGTCACCTGACCAGATAGCTGAATTGCGTACTTCGGGCGCAAAATCAGTTTGATTGTTCATTTGAATTCCTTTCTTCAATCATGAAATCAGCCATTTGATAGGCTTGTTCAGCAATTACAAAATCGTCAAAATTGCCGTTGGTGCATTGACCGATCATGGCTTGCATCGCTTTGGCTGCAAAGTAATCCCGCAAGTCCATACCGACTTGGTTTTCTACAGTTTTGCCGCTACGATCTAGCGTCATAGGGTTTGGAAATGCTTTCATGCTTGTCTCCCAAAAGGTATGGTTGTTAAATCGTCCAAGCTCTCGTCATACGGCTGGGGATCATTCATAACACCAACCATGTGCT